ACCACACGCGCAAACGGCTACACCGAAATGGCTTTTGTTGGAGAAACCCCTTGGCATGGCCTCGGCCAAGAATTGCAAGCAGATGCAAGCATCGAACAATGGCGCACCGCCGCTGGTTTCGATTGGGAAATCCTCTCTGCGCCCGTACAGTACACGCCCGTCCTGTCAGACCACACCACAATGCAGTACACAGGCCAGCGCGTCTTGCATCGTTCAGACAACAATATGCCCCTGTCAGTGGTATCAGACCGTTACAAGCCCGTTCAGCCAATCGAAGTGTTGGAGTTTTTCCGCGACTTGGTAGAGCAGAACGGCTTCCGCTTACATACCGCTGGTACGCTGTTTGGCGGCAAGCGACTGTGGGCATTAGCCGAGACTGGCAAGTTTGCCGAAGTCAGCAAAGGCGATGGCGTTGGCGGCTTCCTCCTGTTGTCTACCTCTGCCGACAAGTCGCTGGCTACTACCGCGCGATTTACCACCGTGCGCGTGGTCTGCAATAACACTTTGTCTATGGCTACCAGCCGCGATGGTCAAATGGTTTCTTACACACACGCCACCGCGTTCAAAAAAGAGGCGATGCAAGAAAAACTGGCGATGGCTGTCGAGTCTTTTGGCGGCTACATCGAAATGGCAAAAACTTTGCGCCAGCAAAAAATGTCCGCAGACCGCGCGGCAGATTTTGTCAAGACGTTAATCCTCAAGTCTGAAAAACTGCAAGACGTAGAGTATGACCAAGAGAAAAACCGCGCCTATCGCAAAATCATGGATTTGTTTAACGGCGAGGCCAAAGGCGTAGAGTTGGCTGGCAACACAAAATGGGGTTTGCTTAACGCCATCACCGAATACTATGACCACCACCATCCAGCACGTACCCAAGATGCGCGATTAAACAAGACTTGGTTTGGCTCAGGTGACGCACGTAAGGCCAGCGCGGCAGAGGCTTTACTGGTCGCTTGACACCCCTCATACTTACAGTATGATAGCCCCTTGCTAACACCAAGGGGTTTTTTAATGCCTAACGCGACAGTGCAAGTGAAGCAAGTTTTTAAGGCGGCGCAATGTGCGCTGACGCTGAATGACATTAAAACAGCGTTGCCAGAATTAAAAGCCAGCGAAATTTCAATGGCACTTTGCTATTTTCGCAGAGGCAAATATTTGTCGCGTGAATCTATCGAAAACCAAAACAAACTAGGCCGTAAAAAGGTTTGGCTGTATCATTTCCATCCAACCCGCTTGGAGACCCAAAATGAATCTTGATGACACAGCAAAGTTTGCTTCTGTATTGTTGCACTCAGCGGCAACTGCGCATATATTACATTTTCAAGTGAGTGGCGAAGGTTCTGACGCGGCGCATCGTGCGTTGCAAGCCTATTACGAAGATATTCCCGACTTGGTTGATTCGCTGACTGAATCGGTTATGGGCGCATACGGCAAAATTTTGCCACCCTATCGCGGTACGTTTATGAACGCCAACTTGCCACCTTTAGAGTACATGTTAAACATTCAAGATTTTGTACGGCAGGGACGCAAAGATTTGCCGCAAGATTCTGAAATTCAAAACGAAGTAGACGGCATTGCAACCTTGGTTAATCACGTTGTATACCGCCTTAAATTCCTCAAATAAACACCAAAGGACACGACATGACAGAATTGGAAATTGTCTATAAAGACCCACAAGAGTTGGTTGCCTATGAAATGAATAGCCGCCAACACAGCGAAGAACAAATTGAACAAATTGCCGCATCTATTATGGAGTTTGGTTTTACTAATCCAGTATTAATAGACGGCGCAAACGGCATTATTGCGGGTCATGGACGGGTCTTAGCGGCAATTAAATTAACGCACGAATTCATACCTACTATTACTTTGGACGGCTTGTCTGATGAGCAAAAAAAGGCTTACGTTATTGCCGATAACCAACTTGCTTTAAATGGCAAATGGGACAAAGACATTCTGAAAATGGAATTGGATTTGTTGCAAAAATCTGGATTTGACCTTGGCATCATTGGGTTTGATGAGGCTGAACTGGCTGACTTCATGTTTGAAGACCCGCCGCCCAAGGACTTTAAAGAGTTTGATGAAAACATTGACACAGAACATCGTTGCCCTAAGTGCGGCTATGAGTGGAGTGGTAAGGTCGCATGACCAACCCGCGTGTGGTCATACAAGACCAACTGAAAACAATAGACGGTGACTTTGCAATATCGACCAGCGGCGGTATTGATTCATCCTCTATCGTTGCGTCTGCTGTCGACCTTGGTCTGCGACCAAAGATTGTTTCCTTTAGTCTTGAGGACAGAGTATCTAGCGATATGCAAGCGGCTAAAAGATTGGCGGCATATTTTGAATTGGACTTCATGCCAGTGTTTTTGCCAATCAGTCATGAAACGATATTGCAAGATGTGCGTTGGCTTATAAGTGCTGGCGCAAGAAAAAAAACAGCCATCGAATGTTTATACCCGTTTTTGTACGTATTGCGTATGTTGCAAACACAAGGCATACAAAATTTGGTAACTGGCTCTGCCGCTGACGGACACTTTGCTTTATCCAAAAAGGCGATGATTCATTGGAAAGAACCAAAAGAGTTGTTTCAACAATTTCGCACCAATTACTTTGCCAATCCTGATGCCGCACAAGTTGCTACGTTAACGCGTATAGGCGAAAAATTTGGTGTGCGCGTAATGGCTCCGTATTTCAACGATGCAATGTTTCAACTGTTTGTGGACAAAAGTTGGGCGCAGTTAAACAAGCCACGCCAAAAAGAAGCCATACGCAAACACTTTCCCGAATTGGACCAATTTAAGATTGCAATACACACCAATTTGCAATTAGGTGATAGTGGTATTGCAGAACGTGTTGGACACGCCGTATTGCAAAAGATTGCGCCACACGCCAAGTCGCCAATCACCGCCTACAACATTCTGGCAAAGCAAGCATGAAATATGTCATACCAACAATGGATGAGGTTCGCGCCGTAAAACCAAATGGACTTAAAGTTGTTTCTACGTTTAGTGGTGGTGGTGGCTCTTGCACAGGCTATCGAATGGCTGGTTACACGGTGGTATGGGCAAATGAATTTATAGCCGAAGCGGGCAAAACATACAAAGCCAATCACCCCGATTCAATTTTGGACATGCGCGACATTCGCACTATTGAGCCAAAGGAAATACTTGAAGCCATTGGCATGAAGGCTGGCGAATTAGATTTGTTTGACGGCTCGCCGCCTTGCTCCGCTTTCAGCGCGGCTGGTAAACGGGAAAAGGGTTGGGGCGAAGTCAAGTCATACTCTGACGATGCGCACCAAGTGGTAGATGACTTATTCTTTGAATATGCGCGGATTCTGAAAGGCTTACAGCCCAAGGTGTTCATCGCTGAAAACGTTGCTGGTCTGATTAAAGGCACAGCCAAAGGGTATTTCAAGCAAATCTATGCGAAGTTGCAAGACTGTGGTTATCACGTGGTCTGTAAGCAATTGGACGCGGCTTGGCTTGGTGTGCCACAAAAACGCGGGCGCACAATCTTTGTTGGCATTCGCAACGATTTGTGGAAGGCCGAGTATGAGGGCAGGACCCACCCGATGCCGTTGCCGTACCAAGTCACGCTTGAGCAAGCCTTTGAGGGATTGGAATTCACAGAGCAAGATGCGCTGGATACCGATTTGAGCAAGTATTCGGTTTACCCGTTGCTCAAAAGCCTATTGCCCGGAACAAGCCACTTGAAGCGGTACACCCTAAGCAAAAGCAGTCGCCATTCGCAGTCATACTGCATCACAGCCACCACCAGCAACGTGGGCGCGGGTAACCCTTACCACTGGGACAACAGAGCCTTCACGCTGACTGAGATAAAACGAATCATGTCCATACCCGATGATTATGTGCTGACGGGCGGCTACAAAAAACAAGTTGAACGCTGTGGGCGCATGGTTGCACCGTTGGTGATGAAGCAAGTTGCTGAAAATTTATTGAAACTGGGGGTCTTTGATGGAAGTACCAAGTGACTGGACGTTCAAGAACGCGGATGTGGCGGCGGCATTTAATCGGCACGTCAGAGAACAACTGCCGTGGTATGACTTGGCGACTGGTGCGGTTGCTCACATTGCTCGCCATTACTTGCCCGAGCAGGGATTAATGTATGACATTGGGGCATCGACTGGCAACATCGGTATTGCCATGCAAGACATTTTGACAAAGCGCAATGCGACTTATGTTCCCATCGACAACTCTGAGCAAATGGCAGAGGTCTACCATGGTCCGGGCCAATTGGTAGTTGCAGACGCTATCGATTATGATTATGAGCAATATGACGTAGCGGTTTGCTTTTTGGTTTTAATGTTTATTCCACCCGCTAAACGTAAAGCATTTGTCCACAGGTTAATCGGCAAAATACGACAGGGTGGCGCACTCATAATCTTTGACAAGACTGAGGCGGCGACCGGGTATTTATCCACAATATTACACAGACTGACTATTGCGGGAAAAGTATCCACGGGCGTACCCGCGCAAGAGATAGTGGAAAAGGAATTATCGCTATCTGGTGTACAGCGTCCATTACCCCACCACTTTATGCAATGGGTAGCCCCCAGTTGTACTGAGGTATTTCGCTTTGGCGAATTCGCTGGATGGGTTATCGCTGGACCTGAGTAATGCCTACTGTACCTAAGCAGACCGTCTGCACCGAACTAGGATGCGATAAGCCGCGAACAATATTCAATTCCAAATGCTTAGACCATGGCGGGCGCAACAAGAACGTGGGGTACAAGCCCACCCGCACCAAGGAACGTACAGAATTTAATTCGATGTACAACACCCGCCAGTGGCAAGCCTTACGTCAGATTCAATTAAGTCAGTACCCACTATGCGCTGGCTGTAACGCTGACGGGATAATAACTCCCGCCAATACAGTCGACCACATATTCCCTTGGTCTGCGTATGGTAAGGGCGCATTCTTTATCAATTTTTTTCAGTCACTGTGCGCTACCCATCACGCATACAAGACACAGTTAGAGCAAGAGGGCGTATATAGACGCTATGGCCCACCCACAATAGATTACAAGCCAGCAGACTACCACCGCCTCCTACGCTGACATTGCCGCCCCACCCCGTCTGTTTTATTCAGAAACTAAAAAAAAGCCTTAAACAAAAGAGCAAGTTTGTCGCCCCGAATTACCCGCAATGTAATTTGACGAAGGGGGGGTATGTATTGTATGATGCCCCATGAACAAAAAACCGCCCGAACTGCACTTGGTCGATGGGACTGTCCCGCGAAAAGGAATGCCTACGGCTTTACCCGATGGACTTAAAAAAAGAATCCCCAAAGCCGAATGGGTTGACAATCCCGACAGTTGGAACAAAGCAACCTTTATCGAAGAAACCGCAAATTTTTTGTATGAGGTCTACGGCATCGGCAATGATCAAGACAAGCACACGCTGGCTATGCTTGCCGACCACATCGAGACATACATCAAGTGCACCCGAATGATTGAGGCCAACGGCATCATCACGCGATTTAACAACGGGCAGACAGTAGGGCCTAACCCTTACTTGACCGTGCGCAACAAAACCATGACCCTGATTATTCAACTGATGAATGAAATGGGACTTACGCCGCGCAGTAGATTGTCTGCTGGCAAAATGGAGGAAGACAGCCCCGTGTCGCAATTCCTCAAAGGACCTCTTGCCCAATGAAATGGGAAGATGGCGTTGTCTACGCGCACGCTGTAGCCAAAGGCGAAATAAATGTTTGTAATGATGTTCGGCTGGCTTGCCAAAGGTTCATTAACCATTTAGAAAACCAAGAATGGGAATGGGTATATGACCCGCGTTTTCC